GTTCAAGGAAAAGTGGGTAGACGTATCGAGAAAGGACAAGGATGGGAAACACCCACCATGCGGGAGGGGGAAAGCAAAATTGTCTGGAAAAGGATACCCGAAGTGCAGGCCATCGGTGAAAGTCTCAGGCGAGACCCCAAAGACTTCTGGTTCGATGTCAAGTGGACAGAAAAGGTCAGCCACAAAACGCAAAAGAGCCAAGAAACAGGGGATTGGTGGGAAGCCGACGATTGTTAAGAGTGAAGATATTGACTTCGACCAAATCTTCCAACTACTCAAGAGGGAACTCTCACCAGAGGCACGACGCCACAAACTGGAGTACGATAAGAAATACGAGTCGAGTCCGGAGCGAGTCAAGTATCGTGAGGAACTCAATCAAGAGCGACGCCGCAGGGGTATCTATGGTTCAGATAATCACAAGGATGTCAGCCATACGCAAGGTGGGAGGCTCACGTTAGAGGGGGAGCACTCGAACCGGGCTCGGCATTTCAAGAATAGAGGAACACTAAGGGTCGTATGATTCTAATTATTCTTTGTATTCATCTATACATATAAATAAATATAACTATATGTATATACAATATATTAGAAACTTTAGACAAAACAGGTCGGCTTTCTGGTCACAACGCTTATGATACCACCCCATGTGCCAGATACGAGGTCAGAGGTGATTACGAATGAATGAAGGCTCACAGGATATGAAGATGACAGGGCTGATACTAGCCCAATCTGCACTGGTTGGAGTGGCTGTCGGCGTCTACGACGCTGGTATATGGCTACCCGCTGGTTCTGCCGGGGACTCTTGGGTAAATGGAATGACATATTCCATGGGTGCATTGGCTGTACAGACAATAGCATACTACTTCTTCAAGATGTTCTTCGAGCAGCAGATGCAAGAGAGAGTACAAATGGCAGAGATGCAAAGTCAGAGGTCGAGGACGATAAGAAGCCAGCAGATGAACTTCGACCAGAGAAGGATGGACTTGGAGATGAGAATGCAGGAAGCCCAGTTGGAGAATGAACTTCGATGGATGGCCGAGAATCCTGAAAAAGTATCTCCTACGTTCAATAGTGCTGGTTTCTCAGGTGTAGGTGTGGATTATCACAATAATTTCAACCCCGGTATACCAAACCATCAGGTAAAAAGCGACCAACCATTGGAGTTAGGCTTGAATAAAATGGCTGATGATTTGGTGAAAGATGACATACCAAGGAAGAAGGACGGGTCGCCAGACTTAAGATACAGAGCCAAGCGTGGCGGTAATTGATGCCACTACCCGGCCTTCTCGGAATACCCGGAGTCAAAGGACCTCGAATATTCAGAAGTGTCGGTGACGATTCGGTAGAAGAGACTCTTCGTGCTATGCACATGGCAAACACCGTTGACAATACTTACGAGTGGGGTATTGGATGGGTTCGCACTCTATTGTTTACAGTATTAGGAATGTTAGGCGTATCTGCTGTAGAGTACTACTGGACGGATATGAGTCTCTGGGAGAACACTGTAAACTGGGGACTAATACAAGTGCAGAATCTAGGAGATTGGTTAGTCAATTTGGTTTCTTGAGGTGATTATGCATGACTGCAATGGCGGGTAGTGCATTAGTAGGGGCAGCCCTATGGGGTCAACAGATATACAACAACTGGAAATCCAGACGTGTTGGGATTTACGGAGCATCGATGGTCGGTAAGACCACGCTCGACAGGTACATGACAACTCCCGGTGAGATGGAAGAGATACCAATCGAAGAAAGAACCAATCACTTCAAACTACTAACTAGGTATGTATTGCCCAAACCGACCCGTAAGAGATTACGCTGGCAGGGTGAGAGGAGAGTCGTTCACTCATCTGACATAGGCGGTGAGGATAGATTCTGGAATCTCTGGATAGACGATATGGTCAACAGGCAATGTGAGTTCATCGTCTTCATGTTCGATGACCGGGCTTTTGCAGGTGGCGATGAGGCCCTTCAGCAGGTTGCTGGTTTCAAATATCTAGTCGATGCCATTCTCTTTCGAAACTACAGATATAGAAGCGTAAAGACTTGGTGGAAAGGTAAGAAATACGCTCCAAAGCAACTACTTCTAGTTGCAAACAAGGCTGATAGGTTCTTCGATGACAAGGCAGCAGTGCTCTGGCAGCAGGGTAGAATAGGCGAACACAAGATATTCGACCCTTTCAGAGACGATTTGATTCGTTTGCAAAAAGCAGGTGTACCTACCAAACGTGCTTTCATGGCTACTAGGATAGGCTGGAACGTAGAGCAAACCCTGTTTGAAATGATGAATTATTAAAACTGACCTCATGAGTGACCTTTTTGGTGTATGCCCTACTCGGAGTGACATGGGTAGGAGTGTCACAAGGACTTCTCTAACGTCGACAGGTACTGGTTCATTACGTACGACAGTCCCATCTTGGATAGTAAAACAGTTCGATTTGTCCACAGGGGATAAAATTGAGTGGGAATTAAAGGTTGAAGGAGAAAGCATGATAATTCGTGTATGCCCCGAGGTTAAGGGGGACTAACCGTGATGAACAACTTAAATCCATTTTATGTAGGTCAACAACAGAACATCGGACAAATGAATGAAGCAGCGTTAATGGCATTAGCGCAACAGGGCAATCCGCAATTTACACATGCTGCTCTACTAGAGCAACAAGCAGCACAACAGCAGATGCAGAAAGTCGCCATGGAGAAGAACATCGAAGTTCCGAAAGTGAACTTCTACCCCTCTAGGCATGCAGACCCCAGAAAAGCAAGAAAGTCCGACATCAAACAAGCATATAGACTTCTCAGACCGACTAAGAGGTCGATATTAGACCCAAGGAGGCTATTTTTCTGGAGTAACTACAGGTACAACAAAGACACAGGAACTTGTTGTATAGACGGTTGCAATGTAAAAGAACTCATACAACATGACAACCTTTACGCTAAGATATGCGATGAGGATACAGGTAAGTCGCTTTGGGAACTCTATTGGCAGAACCCAATCACTGGTGAGCCTGAAGCGTTCGTCGCTAGAGAACGAGTCACTAGTGGTAGAAAGTTGAGGGCAACCTATTGCCCAGAGCATCTTCATCTGTATCACCTTCTCAGAAAATGGGAAGAACAGCAAGAATCAGAGGATGAGATGAAACCCAGTAGATTCCGTGATAAGATGAAGAAGGGCGTCAGTTTAGTTTCCGTACCAGTAGCAACACTCGCTGGTAGTGATAATGGACCACAGCATCCGATGGTGGACAAGTATGAGCCATTCTTTGCTGAGATTATGTCAGATTCAAGAAAGAGCAAAGGAATTACCGTTCAGTTCTATGCCAATCCTGAAACTGAGGAGAATGACCTCACAGTCATCACTTTCGACAACAGGATGTTCCAGAAGGAACTACGTGATATGAAGACTCCAACTCAGGCTTTTCAAGAAGTTTTGATGCAACAAGCGCAGCAAATGCAACAAACTCCACCTCAAGCGTTAGTAAACCAACAGGCTCAAGTGGGCAACCCCCTTCCCAATCAAATGGAGAGTGGGCAGTGATGATGGGTTTCGGTCAACAACAACCTACCAATAATTCACTCAATCTCTCAATGACCGGTGCTCCTACTGGAATGGGAATGGGAATGGGAATGCAGAATAATCAAATGATGGGTGGATACTCAGCACCTAACAACAACTGGTATGCACAACAACAGCAACAGCCGAATCTCATGAGTTCTTTCTTGGGAAGCGCTACTGGTATGGACAATCAATATACACAGAATGGCATGATGCCGCCTAGTGAAACAGAGATACTAGTGACTATGATGAACACACAACTACCTGTTGAGAGGTTCGTTCAGTCCAACACATTCAATCTAGTTCTCGATATAATGGGTCAAATGATGACTTTTTCCATACTCAACGTCTTGAAAGAAGCATCTTTCAACTTTGATGACGAACTAGGTGTCTTCAAATTAGACCCTACTTCACTTCCAACACAACTTCAAACAATGAGCCCTGAGAATATAATGGCTCAAATGAGCGGTCTACAGAACGATGTCAACTCATCTGTCGGTAATGCAGACACACTGAGAATGCAGACAATGCAGAGAGCGGAGTCAAGCATGATGCATGGTGCACTCCAAGCAGCAATGGCTGACCCCGGTATGATGCAAGGCGCTGCTGAAGCAGGTGGTTCATTCATGAGAAACCTAATGTTTGGAGGTAGAGCATAATGATGAGTGGTGGCTCTTTGCCAATACCTAGACAATTTGCAGACATGTCGGTACAGATGCTCGCTCCTAATAGAAGCGTAATAGTCGATATGGTGATGGTACAACTCATCAGCGCTATTGTTATCTTCGTAGGGATACTACTCTTCAAAGCGAACGAAATCAATCAGTCTGAGATGACCATGATGGTAGTTGGAGTATTTCTCTCTCTTTTTCTCTTGACGTCAGTATACCATAGGATTACACGGTTCTAATTAGGCAATCTTAATTGCCGCCTCCCTACACGGCAGCATCGTGGTTGAGCGGAAGCCAGTCGTAAAACGGTCGTGCCCTTTCTGCACTAGTGAGCAGAGAGATGAGTTAGAGGAATCTCTCAAAAACGGCGAAACCACCTGCATGAGAGTGGATAAAGAGATGGGATGGAGGGCTAATACAGCAGACCGTCACTTCAGAAATCACATGGGTCAGTACCATATGGCAGCCAATCCATCTTGTGTTTTATGTACGCATACCAATCGTGCATCATTCGAACACAGATTCTTCTCAAACGGGGCAGAATCAGAGTTAATCGCAGAAGAACTTGGTATCAAAGAAGAATCCGTCCATCACCACATGAAGTTTCACTTTCAGCCGTTGGTTCAGAAATCAGCAGCAACTGAGGTCGCAATCACAGTTGGACAAGAAGCGAATGTGATGAGAAGGAATCTCGAGAGATTGAACTCCAAGTTCGATGAACTCATGGATGAGTCATCCGTACATGAAGAGGGCTTCATCAGAAATGCAGTATCTCTGCACAAAGAAGTTCGGGAATCCTTGAAAGACCTAGTGAGGATACAAACTCAATGGGGTACTGTCAGTGAGGGTGCTCAAGTCAATAACACAATTAACATCCTCAAAGTCGAACTAGCAAAGGAGAGTCCTGAGAGTTGGAAGAGAATCAAGTCACAACTCCAAGAGCAAGTGGAGGGAATGGAGCAATGATGGTCAGAACCGTAGATTTGATGCAGGTTTCTCACCCCGGATTCCAACTTCTCCAAACTCACAGAATCAATGTGAACAAGGACCTACCTATTTTCATGGAATATTGCGTTATCGTATGCAAGAGATTCAAATTATATGCCAACAAGAATCATGAGTATGTCACTATGATGTCACTCACTGATGTGGTTGGTGCTCTTGACGAGTTATCCGAGACGGATGACCCGAGCAGAGTATTTCCACTCAGAAGGGAAATCAAAGAATCGGTTACCAAGTTCAAGGAACTTTGTGAGGATATGGCTAGTTGTATAACCAATGAATCGGTTGCTGCTGACTTCTATATCAGACTTGGGCATAAGACATATGATTACTGCTTAGAATATGCTGGGGTGAATGAATGAGCAAAATCCTCGTAAAATCCAGTAGCGGTATGATGAGTGGTAGTGATACCAGAATCTACAATCCTCGTAGCGAATCTTCTCACATGTACGTCAATAACCATGAGGAAGACCGTCATGGTGCTGAGGATGGCAAGGAAAAAGACGACAAGATGGACAGGAAGAGGGAGAAGGACAGAGAACGTAAACGCATCATGAGCAAAATCAAGCACATCAAAGTCAAGCCTAGTGATTTGGAATCACTGAAAGATGACGAAGAGGAAGGGCGCGATGATGCTGAGAAGGTAGATGAGGAAAGAGAGATTTCCGCACAGACAGGACCTCCGGGCAATCTTGGATTCTTGACTAGTCTTGCTGCACAAGCCAAAGGACCGGGTGCAGCAGGTGGGGAGATGGTTGCTATGAGCGAGCCGATGGATGATGCATGGTCTCAACTTCTCAAAGAAGAAGCACAGGGTTTCATACCCGATAAGAATCCAGAGCCTAAGAAAGGCAAATCCGACAAAGGCAAGGAGAAGAAAGAGAAGAAAGAGCGAAGCAAGAAGTTCCGCCCTTCAACAGGCCAGTTCAAAATGCCTCCGGGTGGTGTCAATCCATCATCAGCCACATCGAGAAGAGCCAAGGCAAGGAGCAGAGGCATCAAGGGTGGTAAAAAATCCGGTCTAGGCAGAGCGCATCTAGCAGTAGAAATGTCTCATCGTGGTGTGCAGACTAAGCAACCCACATCCAAAGACCCTCAGAAATACAGACAGTACATGGGCCAGCAAGAAGGCAGAAAGAGAATGGGAGGTGTCAGGACAGTCGCTTCCACCCCATCGAGATTCGGTGCTCGTTCCTATACAGCAGGAGCAACAGGTGGTGGTAGGCTACAAGGAGTCCAAAGACCGAGAAGACCTGCTCTCAAACCACACAGAATACCACCGATAATGCCGCCTACCATGCCTCAGAGACCTATGATGCCAACTCCACCACCCATGCCGGGAGCACCACCCATGTCGATGCCGACAGCAGGTGTTGGTGTACAGCAAATGGCTGCACCACCAATGATGAGACCGGGTAGATTACCATCATCATCGGTACAGGGAGTCATGACTGGACCTATCGGCAAGGGTAGTGAGATACAGAAAAATCTCACTCGTTATGATATTATAGAACTCAGACAACTCGTCGCTGATGCGAAAAGAGCAATCAAACAAAAAGAGAGCAAGAAGAAGAGCATGGGCACTAAAGACACAGGAGGCGCAGGCTCAAATCTTCCAAAAAATCCAGAGAATGGGCCTAAGCAGACCACTCGACCAGAAGGTGCTACTGAAGATGCAAACAACGAACCGCGTACTTTCGGTCTTGACCCCATTGGACATTACACCAGTAGGGGAGGACGAACACCTTGAGAGTAGGAGTCATTCGCAAGTCCTACGTAATCAGGAAGATGGGCGACTTACTCATCAAGGGTGATGGTAACTTCGCACTCTTCGGCGGTGGATACCATGTTCAGAGATACCCACCAGCAGACGCTCATAACGATGACCCGAACCAACCAGACGTACCAGCATTCGCACACACCGGTGCTCATGGTGAGCAGGAAACCGGTATACCCGGTGTCGGTAAGGTGATTCCGGGTCAGTTCGTCAGGGGCAACCACGGTGAGATAGTCTACAAAGACGAATCCGGCGGTGAGCACTTACACGGTATAGATGGTGTGATTAGAAGAATCGGAGAAGCAATGCAGCAAAGAGGCATGCAAGGTGACCCGAAGCAGATAGTGCAAAGCGCGATAGAGAGATACAACGTCGCGCATCCAGATGAGAAGAACCACCTTCCTAACGTCGAAGACATGATGTGGAGAAAAATCGTCACTGGGCCATATCAGAGAGATGTCATGAACAGAGGCAATTATGGTCCAGAAGGCAGACTCGTCACGACTACCACTAACAGCCATGGTGAGAATCATAGGTATGGGACTTTCTTGGAATCGTACTCGATACCTTTCCACAATCAACTGGAAGAGGCGATGAAGAGCGCTGGTTTCGACAGTCCGAGGCAGGACTTCTCCTTCGTCGGCAAACCCTACATCAGACCTGAGAATCTTCATTTCATTCAGAATCCACAAGGTGGTGGAATGATGTCGGGTGGATATCACATTCCATCCGGTCATCTGAAGGGTGGAGATAGATTACCTCAGCATATCACACAGAACTTCGATGATATGGGTATCAATGAGAAGGCATTCAAAGACCTGTATTCTTGGGACATCATACATCATCTACCTGACACATACTTCCTACCAAGGACTCGTTCAGCGGGTAGTGCTGGTATCTCGGCATCAGCCAATGACCACATCAAACACGTCTTAGGTCTGGATTCCAGCAAGTTCGGAACTGAAATCAAACAGAGCATGAAACTCACCGATTTGAAAGAGCAATACAGAGGTACGCCTCTCGCATACCTTCTGTCAAATGACAACGAGAGGATGAATCTGTTTGGTGAATTGGCAAAGTACCCCGCATTTCATGCGTTGTTCGGAAGAACGAATCGCAAAGGGAACATCACACAGCAGATACATGATGTATATGCAGACAGGTACGGTGAGCAGGCAGACAAGAAAATAGAGGACTTCCTGCAAAACGTGGGTTATGGTGCACCTGTATACGGAAGCGTCGATGAGAGCACTGGAAGAAAGAGAACTCTCGGCACACAGAAGCAAGCGGCTAGAATCAAGGCCAAGATGCTGATGTCGGGCACTAGGGAGACTAAGAAACCATCAGATGCAAACTCCAACTTCAGATACGATGCCCTCTCACCTGAAGAGATAGAGCAGTACGGACTCTCGCTCAACACATCGGAAGAGTCGATGGGTGATGTGGAGAATGTCAGGAGGGTCATAGAATACCTCGCTCACATGAACTCCATATCCAGAGGACATACACCTAGAAGAGCAAACCCACCACAGGAGGAGATAAACAATCTAGCACCAGTTGTCTCCAATCGACTCGTCGGTGGTTTCATGTCAGACCCAAATCTAATGGGAATACCCGACCACATCAGGTCTGTATCGAGAGCAGCACCCGCTGCTTCGGCAGAGCCGGTCGGAGGAAATCCACAGATAATATCAGGTGCGCCTCAAAGGGCCTCTACGGCTGCAACATCGAGAGGCCCACCACCTGTTATAACACAAGCACCAATTGCACCACCGATTCCAGCCGACCCTAGACTCACTCCGTTCCAGCAGAGGAGACAGGCTTTCGCACAGGCCAGCCCAGCACAGGTCGAGCAGACCATGAGAGATGTTGGTAGTATCAGACCGGGAGCGCAAATCTCACCACAGCAGATGCAGCAGTTCCAACAGAACGTCTCTGACCCCTACCAGACATTCCTCACTGACTACATGAAATCGTCAGACAGCCCAGAAGTAGCGAAAGACAGGCTCATGAAAGCAGTCGAGCAGATGCAGATAGATGATGCCAAGAGAGATATGGATGTCCTCAAGTTCCTACCGAAGAGGAAGATGAGCGTCGAGTCAAACTCTGACATATCCACTATGGCTAAGAAAATGGACATAGCACCAATCGATGTTCGCACGATAGTCTTCACGAAGGGAGACTGGACCAGAATCACCAAGAAGTACGGATATACCGACAGAGTCGTCAAGGTCGTCAAGACAGCATTCGGAGGTGAGTGAATGGGTAGGATACTAGTAAGAAAAGCAGAAGCAGCACCAGCAGGCTCTCCTCTTCAAACCCAACTCATGATGGGTGGTGGCGGAGGAGGTATGGGTGGAGGTATGTTCCTCACACCAGAGAAACCGATAACACCACACGAGGCTGGTATGCAAGCGGCAATGAACAGCATGGGTGGAAGGTCATATTCACCGCAACAATCAGAGGCGATTAGCGGCAGGGCATCTCGCGCTGCACAGATGGCTGGTAAGTACGGCGGTATTGCAGCAATGCTAGGCTCAGGTCTGAAGAACATCTACGACTCCTCGATACAAGGGCAAGCCCCGAGTCTTACTGGTATGGCAACAAGCGCATATGGTGCAAATCAATTCATGAAACCATTAGCCACGAGAGCGGGGGCACAGTATGGCGCTCAGAGAGGTCTGAATCAAGTAGGACGTCCCCAAGGTGAAATTGATAGAGAGATTCAAGAAGGCATGGCTGATACCAATCAAGGTCAGCAGGAAGAAAGCAATCTAGTAAGAAATCCCATATTACCCAGAACAGCAGAGGGAGTAGCACAACAAGCAGCAGAGCAACAGAGGGAAGGAGCGACTCCAGCCTCAATCGGAAGGGCTGGCCTAAATGTAGAATATTCACAAAGACCAGAGTTCCAAGGTTTTGGAAACTTATTCGATGGCGCTGAACAGGAACTACGAGAAAGACAGAACAGAACCAGAGCCGGTAGAGTACAACCGGGTACTGCACATTATGGACCGGGAACATACGGTCCTCAGACTGCACCAGCGACACCAATGAGTGTTGGTAGAGCGAACAATGTCCTTGCTGGTAGAACAAGACCGCCGATTGATGTCTCAACTATGGGAGGGCCTACTCTAACTTCTGAAAACAGCACACAGACAACTTTTGGAGGCAATCCACAGCAACAGGGAATGTCTGGAAGATTAGATAGTTCATTGCCCGACCTACAAGAGCAACAAGACGAACAGATGGAAGAGCAGAAAGAACGTATGGATAAGGAAAAAGAGAAGCAAGAGGAGATGCAGGAAGAGCAAAGGAAGAAACTCGCTGAGGACATGAATCAGCAGAACCTCCTAGGATTCGGAGCGTGATATCATTTCCGAGAAGGAGAACATGGAGGAGTTCATCCTCAACATGGACAGGGAAATGGCGAAAAAATCGTTCGAGTACTTCTTCACTGAGTTGCTCGAGTTCATGTACAACGACCACCACAAATCATGGCACGATGGGCTTGCGAATCATCAGTACTACTGCGTCAAGGCATCTCGTGACCACGGCAAGTCCGTCTTCTTCATGTCATATGCACTCTGGATTGCCGCGTTCAAGCCCAATACCCACATCATGATATTCTCACATTCCCTAGAACAGACGCTCGAGCATATGCGTTTCATCAGAAACCTAGTCGAGGGCACACCTATCTTGAGACATCTAAAGGATGACAGCGATAGATGGGCAAAGTCCTACTTCAACTTCACAAACGGTTCTCGTCTGATGGCTAAGTCGGTCGGTGGTGCTACTCGTGGATTCCACCCTGACATAGTCGTATGTGACGATATTCTCTGGGGTACTACATCTACTGAGTTAGCCAAGACCGCTGACTGGTTCTACGGTGTCCTTCTCCCTGTTCTCCACCACAGCAGCAAACTGATGATGGTCGGAACGCCATTCAGTTACAACGACCTATACGCGGAGTTAGAGCAGAAGGAGACATTCAGAGTCGAGACATATCCTGCGATAAACGAGAAAGGAGAGGCACTATGGCCGGGTAGGTGGGACTTAGAGTCACTGAATCAAAGAAGGCTATCGATGCCTGCAATACAATTCAGCCGTGAGTATCTGTGTGAGCCCATTCACGATGTTGCGAGTATGTTCCCTATGGATATTCTCGAGAATGCGAAAGACACTAAATTGACTCTTATCGACAGGGCCGAGACCTACTACAACGAGGAAGGTGAAGCGGATGGTGTCTTCGGACAGCACTTCATCGGTCATGACCCTGCTATCGCATCTGACAAGAACGCTGACTTTACGGCAATGACCGTCATGAGAATCAAACCTGATAGCGATATCAAGGAGATAGTTCATGTCGTACATGAGAGAGGCATGTCCTCTATGGCACAGAAGCGAATGATGGTGATGCTCAATAGTAGATTCAAGCCTGATTTGATTGAACTTGAGGGTAACAATTTTCAGAGAATGCTTGAGCAGGAAATGAGAGAAATGGCTTCTGATATGCCGATTAGAGTATTCATGACCACACGAACTAAGAAGGAGTCTCTGTTCATGTCTTTATTATTGGCATTCGAGCAAGGACAAATCAAATTACCCTACGGTGATGAGAGAAGCAGGAACTACACTAACCAAGTTATGCAAGAACTCAACAGATTCGGAATGCAGAAGAATGGAAAATTGGAGAGTGTTGGTGTGCATGATGACTTGGCAGTAAGTATAGCACTTGCTAATTGGGCGTCAAAAGAGTTCAAGGGCTCAGTAATGCTCCTCGATGATTATATGCCGGGCTTCGACGACTGGTTTAGAGGAGGACGTAAAGTCCCCTCATGGATGGGTGTTTAGTATGAATACAACTTACATAAAAGATGAGAACGAAAATAGGACGGTATGGAAATGAACAACTTCTCCAAGAACGGCGAGGGGTGGTTTGAAGACAATCTCGGTATCAGTGCTACTGATGTTGTTCACAGGTTACGCAAAGCGAGAAGACACAACAAGAACGAGAAGCATGACATTGATGCCCTGATTGAGGATGTTAGAACACTCAAGTCAATGGAGGTTCAGATGACTCTCAGTGAGATTGACTGGGCTGAAGACTACATGGGCGTGATAAAGAACTTCGATTTATCAGATAAGAGTCTCAAGTCACTCAGAAAGTTCGCAGACTCGAGAAAGGTCAGCCTCATCAAAGCATGTAGACTATGGAAGAAGGGAGATGAGACTCTCAAGATGCTCGCAGACCATGAGGAAGTATGGGGAGATGATGAGAGAATGGCATGGGTAGACTCCATGAATATGAAGAAAGATGCAAGAAAGATATGGAAAACCACCTTATCTCAAATGACTAGACTCACGGACAAAGAGCAGGAAATCATATCCAAATGCTCTAATCTCTTGAAGATGAATGGGCCTATGAGTGCTAGAGCGCTTTTTGAATCTGACAACGTGGAGAAAATGCCCGGTCTCACTGCAAATAAACTATCTAAGTTATTATCCCTCTATGGTGAGGAAGTGGATATAGTAAATGGAGCAAAGAGGGGAACTTTCGTGAAGATGGACAAAGATGGCTTGATTCTGAAAGACCCATATGCATATGCTGCTGGATTTCTCGATGCTGATGGTTACATCACCATTACCAAAAGAGGAGAGCCTAGAGCAGGGTTCATTGCCACTGGGACAAGAGGCAGACTACACTGTGAGGAACTGAGGAAAGTTCTGGATTGCGGTGTTCTGCAACTAGACCAGAAGGTGTACAAGAACAGTCAGAGAAGTCAACACAGGCTACAGTTCTATTCCAAAGGAGATATCAAAAAATTACTCGACAAGATTATGCCTCATCTTCAAATGAAGAAAACACAGGCAAAAGCAGTACTTGCTTTCATAGAAGAAGGTGATTCTATGAGGAAGGAAGAACTCAAAAGAGTAGTTAGGTATTCCAATTGGAGCGACGACAAGGCAAAGAGCCAGACCCTACTCGCAGAGTGGGGCGTGAGCGCCGATGACGTTGCTAAGTGGCAGGAGGGATTGTGATGGCAGATGATGCAGAAAGAGGCCCAGTAGGCCGTTTTATAGATGCTATAAGAGGTCCATTCAAGGTTCGTTCAACCCCTGAACCACAGATGCCTTTGTACACAACTGGCATACAAGAACCAGTTCTTGCTCAAGGTATCACCATACCCGCGTTATACGCGGTGTCCCATGAGAACCTCATCCTTAGAACCGTCATCTCAAAACTTCAACAGGAGATATTCAGAAGAGGGTACTACTGGGAGAAGAAGTTCCAGAAGAGATGCGATGCATGTGATGAGGATTATCATTACGACTTAGACCAATGCGAGCATTGTGGTGGAGAGGTGAGAGGTCCTGACCCTACCCAGACAACCTATGCAAAGTGGTTGTTGAAGGGTGAGAACTCGATGGAGCAGAGTTTCATGCAGGTCATGTTCGAGTTGGAAAAGGACTTGAATGTCGTCGATGACGCATTCCTCATACTTGTCAAGGACTACTACATCGACCCTGACTCAGGTGAGATGCAGCATTATAGAATCAGGGAAGTAATACGAGGTGACCCTATCTTCATGAGAATCATATCTGATAAAAGAGGTGTTAGAGGTGGTAGATACAAAGTATGTCCTATACATAGAGACCAAATCGCATACCCCGGACAGGAGAATAAGTGCACTGTATGTGGTAATCAAATGCAAGATGCTCATTATGCCAATATGGCTGGTAGTGGAAAAACTCAGTACTACCTAGAAGGAGAAGTCCTTCATATTAGCAAATATTCCCCAAGCAAACTCTACGGTAGAAGTCCTGTCAATACCATGTGGCGTCAAGCGATGACCCTGACAGCGATGGATAACTACATGTACACTGCATATCAAAAGAGAAGAAGCCCGAAAGGAATAATCTCAGTTACTACTGATAATTTAGAATCGATGAAATCCTTCTGGAAATCAGTTGATGAGAAGATGGAGAGAGACCCTCATTACATTCCCAAAGTGGGTATTGAGAGTCAGACAGGTAGAGGTGGGGTGAACTGGGTCAAGTTCATGGACACATTGGAAGAGATGCAGTATACCGCTGTTAGAGATGAAATTAGAAACAGGATAGCCGCATACTACGGCGTTAGTAGTATCTTCATGGTCGACAGTGGGAAAAGCGGTGGGCTTGGTAATGAAGGTATGCAGATACTCGTCACCAACAGAGCAGTCGAGTTCGGTCAGAAGGTATACACAGACATACTATTCCCAAGAATGCTAAGAGAGATGGGAATAACCGATTATAAGATTACACTCTATCCAAACGAAGAGGAAGACGAAATAACCAGACTCAGAAGAGATGAGATGGAAGTCAACCTCGCCCAGAGGATGCAGATGCTCGGTTACAAACCTGAACTCTTGGAAGAAGGAGATAGGGACATCAGATTCTCTTACAGAAAATTACAACCCGAAGAAGCCATGCAACAAGGCATGATGCCACCGGGTGGTCCGCCTATGGGTGGTATGGGTATGCCGCCGGGTCAAATGCCTCCGCAGCAACAAGGAGGTCCAATCGGAGCAACTGGCTTGAATCAACAAATCCCACCTAACATGATGAGGCAGATGATGCCACCATCTCAGCCCGGAGGCGAGGGTGTAGGCATGAGAACACCGAGAGGACCAGCCGCTCCACAACGTCGAACCGTAGGTGGCTCTGGCTCTCCTATATCCTCAGTTCAACAGCGAGGCGCAGAACCGTCCCAACCGCAGCAAAATAGTCGTGCTTTAATGAATGCGAGACGGTTTCGGGGTGCATGATTAAAAGTCGTGACGCCTACGAGCAGGGCGAGATTACCATGGACTTACTCAAGATGCACCCTATGGCAAGAAAAATGAATGTACATAACGAGGCCTTTGCAAAGGCTATCGAAGCGAATGAACCAGAGGCTGCAAGAATGCACCTATCTGAGATAAAGAAACTCAGTTCCTACCTAGAGGAAGACCTTGTATTTGCAATCAGGAAAGCAGAGGTAGCCGCATCTGACCCTCTGACCGTCTATGCGAATGGTGTCCCAACTGCTTCTTACAGCGATACAGGCTCAGGCTTCGACCCATCTAATCGAAGCATCCAACTTCCGGGCACAGTCATGAAGGCTAGAAACTCACGAATGCAGAAAGCCCGAAGCACATTCGGTAGGTATGTCGGACCGGGTGAGTGAAACCAATGTCAGAAGACGGCGCAGAGAGACTGATGAATACTCTCATCACCAAGATGGAGAGCATCGACAATGAAGTTCAGATTCTAAAAGCAGAGAATGCTGCATTGAAGAGAGTAGTCGAATCCCCTGCTGCGCTATTGAAGAAAGCAGGATATGTCACTGCACGAACTCCCCTAAGCATCGATGTTGGTTACGACCCACTTCGTGGTGATTTACCAGTCGACGATGCTAGTGCTGTCATCAAGTCTGATAACAATGAGTACAGCAACGCGGAGATACACAATCTAAGTTGGTCGGAAATCCATGAGATGGCCGAGCAAACAAGAGAAGTCAAGGAGATGTACTGAAATGAGACCAATACCAAGCCCAGCCTCTAACGAGGCATATGATTTGCTGAAGAGAGCCCAAACCCTACTTGAGAAAACTGAAGAACTCGAGAAAGGCATGGGACTTTGCCCAGAATGCGGTGGCAAGATGGAGAAGGGTAGTTGCATGGCTAAGATGGGATGCGGCTCAATGCAAAAAGGAGAGCAACACAGAGTACAATCCTTCGGCACTACACCAGATGCCTCGACATTTCACATTGAGACAGGTGGAAATACATATCATCAACAGTACAGCACCAACAACACTCTACTAGATTCAGAAGACGTCGCTAACAAAGGTGCATCATCTTCAACTGTAAATGTAGAGTCTTTGAACAGACAACAGAACCCACACGACAACCCTGCTCCCGGTCATTTGACAGAGGGATGAACGTGGGTCGAGTAGCCGTTAGAAAAGCACCAGCCGCAATGAGCCCCTGTGGAAGATGTGGTGCAAATGCATATCAGGGATGTGCGTTACCGGGTCATGAAGGCGAATCCCTAAGTCAATGTGCACAATATGCACCAGCGATGGGGTGAGAAGGTGGTAAAGTGCGAGAGGATGGGCTAGAAGTTCTTGCTAGGAATAGAGCCGATTTACTCAAATCCATCACAGAAGGCTACAATTACGAGCAAGAGGCCGGACATTATCTTGTTTCGGTAGAGAACATCATACGTTCTGGTATTGATTATGCAACTACCACTGAGGATATGATATGTCTGAAGGCTGCTACTGAGATTCTCAAGCAGACTCTCTCACCTCAAGAGTTAATCAATTATTTGGAAAGTACGGAAGGAGATGTCGAGAGAACCATAGACCCAAGAGGGAAACCTAGTGCATATGGAAGGAACATATCCAGACTACTACCTCAGCATATGACAAGTCACCACTACAAGGATAGAATGACTGGTGGTCACGATATAGGTATGGCTCATGGTAAATGGCCGGGCGCTAAACCAGATGAAGACGGACACTATCCAATTCATCATCCATTTCACGAGGATATTCATCCTATGAGAATCAAGAATGCGGTTAGCGGCAGGCCGACATATGAGTCAATGCTCTTCGAGAAGTACTTCGGTCATGATAACACACCTTGGTGGAGCGATGACTTCCATGAGAAAATGGCGGACAAACCAGAGGAAGAGACATTCGCCAAGCAAGCCATGAAGGTCGAGAATGCTCATGAGAATCATCACAGGAAATTAATGTCACCGATATACAACGGTGTAGACAAGGGCGGTGGTGATATCTCATACTCCTTCCTTGGTGGTCCTACATCGAATGATGTGGATAGCCCCTATGACCATATGGAAACTACGAGGATGCACGATTACGAAAGATGGAAAGAGGAAGCAGGAACTGATATGCCTGCTCTTGAAAAAAAGTTCTCTGGTCTGAGTGAAGAGAACAAAGAGAGAGCCATGCAGATGCAGCATTTCAAAGACAGAATGGATAAGATGTCACTGAATGGCACTACCACTACCACTGTTGACCCTACAGAGGGGATGAGTACTGAAGAGATATATGAATACATAAATCAATTCGGACCAGAAGCAGCAGAGACGTATCCTGCTAGGCATAGTCATTCGATGGGATGGGACACTCTGAAGAAGGGCATGTACTTTCTGAAGCCAGAGGACCGAACTAAGATACTCCAGCATCTCGATGAGCACGGGAGTGATGACCCTGAACATCAACTTGTCAAACTATCAGATGGTAGTGAGTTCCCCATGACCAGACTCAAGAAGAACCTAGAGATGAACGCTGGACCTGAGAAGCACTGGTTCAGCAGGAGTCATGCCGCTTCAGCCCCCAATGTACCAAAGACCATAGAGTCTGAGTCAGATTCCAAATACAAAGGTTCGGAAGGTGGCATGGCAACTGCTCTCAGAAATGTCAAAATCGACGATACCACTACTGCGTATGATAACATTCTAAACAGCATGACATCCCTCTTGAATAGCGATGCTGGGCCTGATGATATTCATGAGATACCCAATCTATTCACTCATGATGACTACGGCCAGAGAAGATTGAAGTCATTCATGGAAACCACCGAATCACCAGCCAAGGCTTTCAGAGACCACGCTAATAACTCAAACGAAGCACAACTAACGAGAGATGGTTTTCTCAGCCTAGTGGGTTATGACAGTAGTTTGAATCCTCTCAAAAAACATCCAAGTTTACCCGATGACCTGTATTCAGGTCCTCTTTTAGACCCGGAAACAGTTCAGAAAGTGCTAGGCGAATATGACAATAGGGTATCATTGGGTATGAAATCCAAGGACATTAAGAACGGATACGGTTTCATAAGGTCTGGATTCAATGCTCCTAGAGTAGGGGATTTACCAGACGGACACAAAGACCACTACATCACCATGGATGGAAAGATGAGAGGCCTCAGTCATCTAGCCACCAAGTACTATGCTGACAGAGGTGGATTGGGAAGAGACCCTGCTACCTATGGAGAGTTCATACACAATCACCACAGATACGGTGATGGTGATGACTCTTCTTTCATGGTGAGGGCAAAGGGAGAGAATGCAGTCACACCGAAACCAAGACCATCAGAACTCGGTAGATACAGAGAAGAAGGACAAGAATCACTACTTGGTGGTGTTAAGAGTTCCATTCTCGAACCAAGAACTGACACAGTCGGACTATACGGTGGTCTACACGTAACTCCATTGATGCCCGGTCAAAGAACACCCATGAGCCCTTTGCAGATATTGAGCAGATACGGCGTATCCAGAAGAGACATAGAGGGTGATGAGAAAGCCAGAAGCAGTCACAACAACTACACTGATGAATTATCCACTCATTTTCCAACACTCCTCTCCAGTGTACACAATCAACTACCCACCAAGGACACTCATTTTCAGAATTATACATTCAACAGGGAGTCAGCATCTGATTTCCAACAGAATCACCCATATGCAGGTATAGGCTCAGAAGTGAGAGGTGACTCCTCTTTGATGAACAGAGGTGCTGCGGCACATAGATTGGCATTCGCTCTCGGTCGATACAATGACCCGCTCAATCCATCAGACAAGTTTGTTAATACATACAAGGACCTCTATGAAGACCCACAACTAGCACCCAGACCTGAGAAACATGCTGACTATCTACAATATCTAGGAGATGCTAGGAAGGTAATCGCGGACACCGAGGGTCGAAGAAACCTCATGTCTGAGGCGAATGACATACTTGAGCGGATAAACGACATCGAATCCGGTGTAGTGCCTAGTGATAGGAGAGAAGCAGACTTGCGATTACTCAGAGGTGATTTGGACAAACTCAGAATCATGGAGAGGCAGTATCAGATGAATAGGCTCGCTCCCACTGGTAGGGATGCCAGCATCAACACTAGATTCAGCAGGGAGTTCTCGGATAAACTCGAAGCAGACAAGAGAGCCACTGCCGAGTACGCTAAGGAGAAACTTCTACCCATGATACTCGAAAAGAATCCTGATGCCTTCAATACCGGCAATCCTCTCGTCGCAATGGCGAATGCCATGAGATTAGCCTATGACGCTAGTCGCGGTTTGATGGTTGATGGAAATCACGACTTGGAGACTTTCGGCTATCATGAGAAAGAGGATACTAGGGATAGCACCGAGCAGAACATGGCAAGAAGCGGAAGAGAATCACCACACAAGCAACTTGCTACTATGCTCAAAGATAATGCAGTCGAGTTGAATCCAGAGATGGATGTGGAAGAGGCCATGAAACTACTCGAGATGCCTGAACTTGGTAATGACAATCACAGAGACCAAGTCGAGCAGATGTTGGGTAAACTGGTAGGACCTACCAAAGCCGCTACATTCGGGCAGATTATGCGCTCGGGTGGTAAGTTACACACTCAGGATTTCTCAGATTACAAGAAGATAAACAAACCCATGAGAGAGCATATTGATGATTTCGAAGAGCATCCGTATTCCAGAGCGTCCATACCCTTGAACAGGGGTGTGCCTGAGTATGGAGCACTCAATCTCCTGAATCAAATGGATAGGTCAACGGGTGACATGACATCGTATGGTTTGCAGATGCATCCTCATCCCCTACCACCTAAGAAAATAGGAAAGAAAGGGCAACTATGGGAATCATCTCAGAAGACCAAAGCGTATCATCAAGCCATGTCTAACCATATCTACACCTTCGATGAAGGGCAATCAGGACCACTCGAGGAGGCTAGTGCTGGTAGTGTCACTAAATTACTACATGATAGAATGAGAGTTCCAGCAAGACCGGTTCATGAAATGGAGGGCAATGTGATTACACCTGTGTATAACTCAGGTAGAATGGACTTCGGATACTCCATGTCACCTACTGTGGGTGTCGAATATGATTCACAGGGTAACCCCATGGTAGGAGATAATATGTCTAATGAAACTCTGTTGAACTCAGTCTCGATGCCTTGGATGAACTATGTCTTCGGTAACGAATGGTCTCAAGACCTATATTCTCAACCCGGACTATCTCAGATATCAGGCTTGCAGAATAACCAGATGGCAGTTCAACCAGAAACAGGGATAGCCCCGATAGATGACCCTAATAGCATTTCTAAGTTATTCAAGGCTGACTTACCCAAAGAAGTTCCACTCATAGACCCTCTTCACAGGATATTTGAAATCAAGGATATGGAAGAGTTACGAGGTTTCACAGGCGAGTGGGTAGTATCCAAGTACTACGAGGGCCAGAGAGTCAAGGTGAAGAAGAAAGGCAACAGGTTAGATATCACAGATGAGGACGGTGAAAAAATCGGTGTCGATGACAGTATGAGAGCATCACTAAGAAAGGTATGCCAGAGGGACTATGTTATTGATGGTATGATTGTCGGTGATGATATACACATAAATGACATCTTATTGTATGATGATACTGATGTGACTGACCTTACTACAAGGGAGAGAGTCAAACTAATCAGAGGTCAGTTTGAAAGCCATGAGCCTGTTCATGTCCCTAGTCCTGAATCTATACGTGTCACGGATGAGGTTGGATTCGAGGAAGCCGTCAAAGACTTAGGAGGAGATGGACAGAAATTACTACTCAGAGATGCTAAGTCTACCTACATGAAGGGAGAAGAGAGACATCCTAAGTGGGTATTACTCGCTAAAGCGGAGGAAGACGTGCATATACCATTCGCAATGGAAATGGACAGAGGTCATTTCATCATCCATCTACCGGAGGACTTGGTGAAATATCAGATAGTAGACGATGAGCCAATTAACCCGATTGCAGCGATAGGTAGTATAACCAAGTCAGATTACTCATTGAGACTCGCTAACAGCCTAGAACCTTATTGGCGTCAAGGTTTCAAAGAACTATTGAAAGAAGAACTTGACAGGGCTGATTGGGACGAGGACGAATCCAATGAGGGAATGACTGATGAACGTGCCAAAAGAATAGAGCATCAGAGTGGTGGTATCCTCAAACCAAAGAAAGACAAGAACGTACTCCTCAAACCAAAAGACACATTGAAGGCTTTACTACTCATAGAGAAAGCATTGGAGAAACTCGAGAAAGCAGGTCACTATCCCATGAGTGGTGGTAGGGCACTAGGCATAGACGTCGGCTCTGATATAGCCAGTCCGCGTGGACCGACTTCGTTAACATCCGAACACGCAGTACCAGATTGGGACATGAAAGAGAGACCAGAGCAAGACCCAGAGAAACCATCTGATTATCCTAAGAAACCTAAAGAAAAGAAAGAAAAGGAAGAGCAGTACGACGATTTGGAAGTATGAAACCTTGCAGTTAGTTCTGCGAGCGGTATAAGTAGTATGACATACCAACTCAAGTTCAGTGGTCCTAAGTGAGCAACTCTACAAATCAGACGAGTCGATATCACTCCTCAAGGGTGGTAACGACCTCATCGTCGCTGGCTATGCCAGTGTTGAGTTGGTTGACAAGCAGGGCGATATAATAACAAGGGGGGCATTGAAGGACGCATTTCGGAAGTTTATGGAAGACCCGAAATACAGAAACGTCCAACTAGCGCACTCAAATATACAAGTAGGAGAAGTAGTTCCAAATTATACAGATGCAGAAGGGAGGTTGTGGAAGAGCGAAGTCGATGATGTCGGAATGTTTGTAGTAGTACAATTACGTAATGACATCGAGAAAGCCAAAGAAGTCTCAGCGGAAATACGCAAAGGCGGATTAAGGGGTTTCAGTATCGGCGGTCAGGCGTTCAAGAGAATGAGGAAATCAGACCCAAAAAGGGGAGATTACCAAGAAATCAGTAAACTTGAACTGGATGAGATAACAATTTGCGAAAAAGGAATTAACCCAGAAGCAACATTTAGTATATTAAAGGAAGATAAAACACAAAAAGGTGAAAAAATGACTGAAGAAAACGATGACATGATGAAGCAAATGAGCGATGTGCTCTCAAGGCTTGAAGGCAGACTCGAATCTTTGGAGGGTGACTCCATGGGTAAAGGTGAAATGCCAGCAGCATTGAAAGAGGCTATCGCTGACAAGAAAGACGACAAGAAAGACGACAAGGAAAAAGCCTACATGAAAGGCGACGACAAAGAGGACAAAGACGAAGACGACAAGAAAAAGTCCGAAGAGTTCTCTGACGTTATTTCCTCTGAATATCTTAACTGGATGGAAGACACCCTGAAAAGTGGCGGAGTCGACATCGATGGTGCACGAGCACACTTTGATGACGTGAACAAAGCAAATCTAGGTTCTACTCCAGAATCCATTGGAGACGGTGCAGACTACTTCGGTGGTCAAGTGAAAGGCCGAGCACAGGAAAACGGTAATCCTTCCACTAATGCTATTTCCCGCACAACTGGAAAAGGCGGTAAGAAAGACGTAAAGAAATCTGATTACTTGAATCCTTCATCTGTATCTGACTCAGATGTAGAAGCAGCATACGAAGTCTACAAGGCTGCTGCACTAGAACAAGAGTTCCGTGGAAGTCTTGAGAAGCAATTCGCAGACAGGTACGCATCAGAGCGCACTGAAGAAATCGCAAAGGCCGAAGCAGCAGCATACGATGCTCGCGGGCCTCTAGCAGACATACAAAAATCGATTGAAGCGCTATCCGAGAGAATCGAGAGCGTTACTTCCACTCCAGCGATTGGCGAGTCCATCCAGAAGTCGGCTGCTGCACCATCGGTGACAGTACCTTCTACTGAAGACCTCGCATCAATGTCGTGGAGTGAAGTACATAACTTGGCAACGAGGGCCTTCAATCCGGAGTAAAGAGGTGAATAAATATGGCAAGAGATTACGTACGCACAATAACAGACATGGAGCGCTATTACTATGGCGCAGGGAACGCAATGGGCTACTCATACAGTGGTAGCGAACTATTGAAGGCAGACAGCCCTATGCTGTCCACGACTGCTGGTACATACCAAGCAATCTACGGACGCAAGGTCTGGTCGCAACTGAACCAAGAGTTCAACGCTTTCAGCATACTACCAAAGAGACCTTGGGACAGGAGCGGTTGGAGAGTCATCACTGACAAGCCAAACTCTGGACTAGTACACGGTGGAGTCGCAGAGAACGCAACCCTACCTGAGACCGTAAGGCCAACTTTCCAGCACGTTGCTGCAAAACCAAAGACTATCGCACACACATTCGATATGTCAGAGACAGCAATCTTCCTAGCAGATAGGGACGACGGACTTGGAGACATCCGAGCAGTCCTCAAGGAAGAAATGGGTAAGCATCACGCTGAGATGGTTAACAAGATGCTTCTTGACGATGTTGACGATTTGGCAGGAAACAACTTCGAGTCCTTGGACCGAATCACTGCAAGCCACACAGCAATGGGCGGTGGGGCAACTCACGTCGACGCAGACGCAGACATGGATATCTACTCGATAGACAGGTCCTCTAACTCATGGGCCGATGCAGAAGTCAACTGTGCCAGCAACGGTACTGACCGAACTCTATCACTAGACCAACTAGACACACTATTCCAGCAAGTCTGGGAGCGTGGTGGAAACCCGAAAGTTATGCTAACTGGATATGACACTCTAATGAGACTACAGCAACTTCTACAGTCCCAGCAGAGATTCATGGAAGAGAAGAGAGTCACACCAACCTACAACGGCGTGAAGGGTGTACCCGGTATGGAAGCCGGATTCATCGTAGCGACCTACAATGGT